CAGAGCCACATGAAACTAAATCTCGTGAGTTCCTCTACTCTTCAGCAATGGCACTAGGTAGTGTTAAAGCGAAAATGATAAACTTCGAGATGTATGGTAAAAACATACCACACTTACAGGAGGACAATAATGAGGGAAATTGATTATAACGCCTTATTAACTAATTTAAACGAAATGATAAATACATTAGAGTATGACTCAATGAGAAGTGCAGGAAAAGCTAAATTAAATTCGCTATCTATTGCAAGCTTATATACTTTAAAAGATAAATATGAAAAAACAATACAACAGAATTCTAAAGCTACACCAAAAAAGGAGGTACGCATAGATGGATAATACCGAAGCAACCGCAGGCTCTACCCTAACGGATGACACTGTAGCAGAGGTTGGTCGAACAGAAGAACAATTGCTGGCTGATATACGAAATTCCGATTTCGTAGAACCTCTACCCGAAGAGCAAGTACCTGAGTTAGACCCGGAAGAAACAGTAACAGAAGACCCAGAAGTTACTGAAGAATCCGTAATTGAAGAAGTTGAAGAAGAAGATAAAACAGAAGAAGAAGAAGTTACAGATGAGGATGATGCGTCTACCCAAGAAGCTGAAATTTATTCTTTAGATGATTTAAACTTAGATGCTAAAGTTGCTATTAAAATTGATGGTGAAGATTCCGAAGTATCTTTTAATGATCTTATTAAAGGTTATTCTACTGAACAACATCTTTCAAAAAAGGGTCGAGAACTTGGAGAAGCACGCAAGGGCATGGACGAAGAATATCAAACTAAAGTAGATGAGATAAATAAATTATCTCAAGCATCTATTTCTGTATTGTATTCGGCAGAACAAGCCCACTCAAAAGCTTATCATGAACTTGAAGGCGAAATCGAACAAGCTAGAAAAGATAATGATAGCTATACTATTGGCGAACTTAAAGATAAACGTGAAGTAATTCAAAAAGATTATTGGACTGCACGAAAACAGAGAGAGGAATTAATTCAATCAATTGATACTCAAACTAAAGCGCAAACTGAAAAAGTATGGACAGAACAGTTAAAACATTTTAATGAAACTATTCCTACATTAATTCCAGGCTTTAATGAAACTGTTGCAAAAGATATTCGAGCATTTGCTATTACAGAAGGTATACCTGCAGAAGTATTAGATACAATTGCAGATCCTGTTATTGTTAAATTTGTTGATGATTATAGAAAGCTTAAACAAGGAATTACTAAAGGTACAGTTAAAAGAAAAGCTAACATCACAAACAAGGCTCCCTTACGTAAAGCTAAAACTGCAAATAAAAAAGCAGATGATAAAGCTACAGCGTTAAGAAAAAAGACTTTAAGTGGTAAAGCTAGTGATACTGAACAAATGGATTTCCTTAGAGGTTATGCAGAACGCTCCTTAAATTTATAATATAAATACCTCGGAGGGTAAAAATTATGGCTAGTAATCTAGGTGTAAGAGGCACTGGCGGTCCAGCAGGACCAGCGAGAGCAACGAATAAAGATGTTTCTGAAAGGGAAGATCTTGCTAATTTTATTACGATGATCACAAGGGATGAGACTCCTTTTATGTCATCTATTGGAAAAGCAAAAGCAACTGCTATTTATCACGAATGGCAAACAGACCAGTTAGAAGTTCCTGGATCTTCACTCATTGCTGAAGGTACAGATTGGATTGCTCCAACTGCTAACGGTGCTGGTGGTACAGGTGCAAACCCTGCACTTGGCGCAAAGTTTGCTGTATCTGGTCCAAATAGAACCAGACTAGGAAACTATACACAGATCAATGGTAAAACTATTGCTGTGTCAGGAACTAGACGTGCAGTCGATCAGGCTGGTGTTGCAGATGAATATGCATATCAGTTAAAGAAAAGAGGTACAGAGTTAAGAAGAGATGTTGAGCATGATATGATTCATTCTTTTAATACTTCTGCTGCTGTTGCATCTCAAGGTAATACTGCAAGATCTGCTGGTGGATACCAGGCTTTTATAAATAGTACTGCAACTGTTAATTACTTAGGTGGTTGGCAAGCCCCAGCAGTGCAAGGTGATGGTACTGGAATACTTAAATCAGCTGCAGCTGCTGCTGGTCAACCTGCAAAAGGTTCACTATCACTTACTGAAATTGATTCTGTTATGCAGAAGATTTATGAAGAAGGTGGTAAGGCTACTAAGATAATGCTTTCACCAAAGTTAAGAAGAGATTTCTCAGACTTAATGATTAGTGATACTGGTGTTGTAAGAAACATCGATGAAGGTGGAAAGCTAAGGCAATCAGTAGATGTTTATATGTCAGACTTTGGTGATATTATGGTTGTACCAAACTATATCATGGGTCTAACTAATGCTGTTCAGTTTACTCAAACTAACGGTACTACTAACCTAGGCGCAACAACTGATGTTGCAAACTTCTCAGCACTTATCTATGATCCAATGTGGTTTGCTATGGCATCACTAAGACCGATGCAGGAAGTTGACGTAGGTCAGCAAGGTGATTCCACTAAAGGAATGATGATTGAAGAAGCGACTTTAGAAGTACGTAACCCAACTGGTTGTGGTGCTATTTACGGTTTAGCTTAAAGGTTAATTAATTATAAGGGAAAGTCAAACAGGCACATGCCACGGCTTTCCCTTATATTTTTAGGAGATAAGTATGCCAATTAAAATAGTAGCAAAGAAAAAAAATACAAAGAAATCAGGTGTAAATGGTGCAGCTAAGACTAAAGACATGCAAGCTATCAAAGCTAAGAAAGATTTAAAATATAAACAAAATCATTCTTTTGGTGAACACTATAATAAAGAATTTCAAAAAACATTTAATAATCCACTACCAGCAAAAGTAACTAAAAATCCTACATCTAATAAAATAGCAGCAGTAGTTGGCAAAGCGCTTTCACCAACTATAGCTATGAAAGCAGCACTTAATAATAAAAACAATAAGCAGTATAAAACTAATAGATCTAATAAAACTGAAACATTAGGTAATACTAAAAACCCATTTAAGAAAGTTGAAAAAAATTACGAAAGCAGACCAGGCTATAAATCAGCAGGCGGTAAAATGTCTAAGTATTATAGTAAAGGTGGAACAGTTTTTACAGGGAGATAAGTATGCCAAAAGTTGGAGATAAAGAATTTAAGTATAACAAGTTCGGAATGGAAGCAGCTAAAAAGTATGCAGAAAAAACCGGTAAAGATATACAATATAAAGCAATGGGTGGTAATGTCGCTAGCTACTATAATAAAGGTGGTAGAGTTTCAGGATGTGGACCAGCAATGAATAATAAGAAATAAATAATACTAGGAGGTATTAAAATGCAATACATAGAATTCGTAGCAAATGTAACAGCAAGTCCGCTAGTTACTACGTACGTACCAGTAAGTAGTTGCACCTTTAGAATTACAGATGCGCCAGTTAGTGTCACTGGTAATTCCGGTGCAAAAATAACTGCTACTAGAAAGGTTACACACTTTTCCGCTAATGGAACAAATGGTGGACCCACAATTCCAGCAGTTGTATTAGCACAAAATGTTGGCGCAAGATTAGGTTTCTTTAATAAGAACGGACATTTTCATCATTTAACTGATGCAAGTGTAGGTGCTTAATATGGCAGAACAAAATAATATGAGAGTTCAAAGTGCTACAGTTGATGCAAACAAAGGTATTAAAGGTGGCTTTGATTTACTTTCGGGACAATGGGAAGCTAAACAAGATATTACACAATATCGAGATGCAGCTAAATTAGATAGAGATAGAGAAGCATATTTTGGTAGGTCAAATAAAGGCTATAGAAAAATGGCTACTATCCCAGATATTGTTGCTATAAAAATAAATCAAGATCATGGTATAGATGTACATGATACACATTTTATGCGTGATAAAGATAAATTAAAAAAGTTAAAAAGCATATTGATTTCTGAGTATCCTGATCTCTTAATCAATACATAAGGGAGGATCATATGGCATTAACATATACTGAGTTAGTTACGTTAGTACGTAATTGGTCTAACAGAGATGAAGAAGTAGTTAGTGATGCAATTATAAAAGATTGCTTAAAGTATGCTGCTGATAAAGCATATAGAACATTAAGAGTACCACCATTAGAAAATGTTGCAACATATGAAAAAACATTATTAGAAGCAGCAACAACTACAACAAGTGGTTTGCTACCAAGTAAAACAGAAATAATATTGCCATATGATTTGATTGAATTTATACAAATTAAAGAAGTTGATTCCGCAGGTCAAGCAACAAGAGTGTTTAATGAAAAAGTTGATATAAGAACATTTAATGATCCAACAGCTGAAAAGTATTCAGGAAATAATTATTTTGCAAGACAAAGAAATTTATTGTTTTTAACTCCAGGCTTTGGTCAAAACAGTTCAGGTAACACTGCCAATGCAATTGAACTTTATTATTATAGAAGATTACCTGCGTTAAATGCATTGTACTCTGTAACAGTATTAAATTATAATGCTGGTTTTCTTACCACAACTGGTGCAGGTGTAAATGTAGAATATTCAGCTTTATTATATTTTAATAGTAATACTGGTACAACAGCTTACGCTACACAATCAGACGCACAAGCAGCAAATACAGGTGGTACAGTAACAAGCACATATTATATAGGAACACTTGTACCTAATTGGCTTAGAGATGAAAATGAGCGTATATTACTTATGGGTGCATTAGCAGAAATATTTTCTTATACACAAGATGATGCACAAGCAGCTAAATATGGTAAAATGTTTTATACAGAAATTCAAGAATTAAATGATGAAGATGGAAAGCGAAATGCATCTGGTGGTAATCTACAAATAAACTTTAACGGAAGAGGGTTAATATAATGACAACTGCAGCAAGACCTGGTCAGTTTACAGGTGCAACAGATAACTCTGCTAACGGTGGATTATTTACAGATACAAAAATAGATGGTATTCCAGATTTAATTAGTGCAGATGTACTAGCAGCTCAAGCCGCTGCAACAGCTGCTAAACTAAGCGAAACAAATGCAGCAACAAGTGAAACAAATGCGGATGCGGATGCAACAGCAACTGCGGCAGATAAAGTGGCTACTAATGCAGACGTAGTATTAACACATGCAGATGTCGTTCTTACACACGCTGACGTAGTACTCACAAATGCAGACGTTTCATCAATAGCAGGAAGTGTTACTGCAGCAGCAAATAGTGCGACTGCAGCAGCAAGCTCACAAACTGGTGCGGCAAACAGTGCAACAAGTGCTAGTACGAGTGCAAGTACCGCTACAACACAAGCTAACAATGCGACTACAAATGCTTCTCTAGCGACAACTGCAAAGAATGCGGCAGTAGCTGCTCAAGGAGCGGCAGAAACTGCTGAAGCAAATGCAGAAACTGCTGAGAATAATGCAGAAACTGCTGAGACTAATGCAGGTAATAGTGCAACTGCATCGGCAAGTAGTGCAAGTACTTCAAGTACACAAGCTACAAACTCAGCTAACAGTGCTACTGCAAGTGCTAATAGTGCAACTGCTAGTGCTAACAGTGCAACTGCTAGTGCAAACAGTTCAACCGCATCTGGTAACAGTGCAAGCACAGCTAGTGGACATGCAAATACTGCAACAACTCAAGCAACTAAATCACAGAACTACGCAGTCAAAGTAGACGGTGCAGTAGAAGGATCTAACTATTCTGCTAAAGCATGGGCTACAGGTGGCACAGGTATTAATGATGCTTCTGGTGGTGGATCTGCTAAAGATTGGGCAACAGATACAACTAACACAGTGGACAATACAGAATATAGTGCTAAAGAATATGCGATAGGTGTACTATCTGCACAATCAAATGGCTCAGCTAAACAGTGGGCTCTTGGTGGTGGAAATAGTTTTAATCCTTCAACAGCAGTATCAGGCAGTCTTTACTCAGCAAAGTATTGGGCAGATTAT